TATAGGCCGTGGTGGCAGCCGTAAAGGAGGCACTGTTGTTATACAGGGCCAGCTTAAAGGTCTGGCCAGAGCCAGTTGAAAAGTTATGCACACCCTTAAGGATCTCGACCTTAAACGAGGTGGGCATTACGGTTGTGGTAAAAGCCATTTAAACTCTCCTTAACAGATTGGCGGCGTCATGTTCCCCACCTTGAACACAAATTTGGATGCAAGTGGCCCTTTCGGCCCGCTTTGCCTGATTGAGATATTCAAAGACTGCTCTTTGAACGCGCTCCCGGAAAAATTTGGCTTGTTCACGGATGGCCGGGGGAGCGGAGTCGGCCACGCCAATAATTTTATCTGCGCAAAGGTCAGCTAGATCTTTGCACGAAAGACCCCCAAAGTCACTCGTTTTGACCACGGGGTTCTGCATCTGTCCAAATTTTAATTCAAACATGTTTAGGTCCTTAGGGCTTCGGGTGGCAACATGGGATCGGCAGGTGTTATTGAGTCCTTGACCTCGGAGTACTTCTTAGCCACAAAGCGATCTCCCTCTAGGCCCACTACTAGGGGTTCTGCCAAGCGGTGGTAGCCATACAGCTTGCTTTGCACTGGCTCATTCGTATCTAAAAGTGAGGATTCTTGAGCAATTCCCACTTTAATTCCCCGCATGATGGCAATGGAGAGCAAAAACTCGCAATTTGCCCGGCCAGCCTCTGCAAAGTGAATGTATCCTTTGTAAGAAAAATCGATACCATAAAGGTGAATTTCTCCCACTTTTGCTGCAATCGCAAAACCAATGGCGTAGGCAACCGTATTATTAAAATACCCGGTTTTGCACTCGTTCATGACCTCTTCTAGAGGGAACTCTACTAATCCTGGGCAGCGGTCATCCAACTCACATGTGTAAATAGGCCCTTTGTGCTCTTTAAGCACTTTGGCCATTACCCCGGTCTGAGTACCAGAGTCGTCTGTATCCAAGAACCGACTGGGTGGGTCCATCATAAAAACCCGGTCATGAAAAATAACCCCGGACATTGAGTTAATTGCCCAGACTTCGTCAAACTCAATCGAATGGGTTTTAGCCAGGATAAACTGCCCGTGACTTTTGCCCATTGCCACTATTGCTACACGTTTTCCCTCTAGGTCTGGAACACTTGTCATGGACCTGGGCTTTCTGATTTTAAGTATATGCGAGCCATACCATCTCTGTACTCGTCACGACGACGACGGCCTTGTTGCTCGATTCCAAGGCCTTGAATCGCCTCTTTGTACGAATTGTTAAAAAAGGAGATCATGTCGGCTGGGCCTTTTGTATAGCTGTAGGCCTGAATTAAACAACCATAAAGCAACGCTTCAGGTGCGTTGATACTTACCCACGTTGTTGTATTAGCTGATGACAACTGGGCGGGTTTGTAGATGTACCCGAGTTCAACTGAGTAGTTTGCATTTGGGGTAGGGGCAATGTAAAAAGTATTTTGATCCCACACTGAATAATATTTGGGTACGCCAGTGTCTGTCCCATCCGTCCAATATTCTTTCATAAAAGACGTGTCACGGAAATCTAAGAATATTTGATCGCCGCCGGCAGACGTTAATATCATGTACCGATGAGTCAAAATGTCACTGGGGGCCGTTAAAAACCTGTTTCCAGAAGTCATGTTTCCCTGAACTTCAAGTTTAAAAACGTCTAAGTCGATGTCACGAAGAATTCTATTCTCCGTCATGAGAATAAAGGTATTGATCACCGAGTTAGTAAAGACGTTCGCGTCAACCTCGGTGTAATTACGAATGTTAGTTACTAATTCGTCGTAGGTCATGTGATCACCACCGTGACTGTTCCAATCCCGCCAGAGCCTTGAACGCTGTTTTGGCCAGGATAAGGTTGCATGTTAATAGTGTTATTAGCGCTTCCAACACTTTGGAAATAAGTGTACCCGGGCTGTCCGACGTACACATCGACTGGCTCGACGCGGTCAGGCCGCGGCTCAAGAAGGGCAATCGCGTCCCCCCTGTACTTAAGCGGTTCGAGCTGTGGCTCTTTTGGTTCGTAGTCATCTGGGCATACCTTAAATCCACGCCAGTTCTTTCTTAGCGTGTTAAAGGGATACCGTTGTCCGCAGTAGTCGCACAGACCGAACGAGAATTTGCCAGTCGCGTAAGCCACTTCATACTCCTAAATCAGGAATGAATGACACACTGGCCGTATCCCTGTCCTCTAAGGCAGCGCGTTGGAAGTCTTCCTCATAAATCTGCTTAAGCGCCGTGACTCGGTCAGGCGCAAACTTCAAAGACAGCATGTATGCCAAGCCAGAGGCAAGACATGGTAAGAACCTAAAATTCACATCTGACGTGTTAGTGTACACACCGGCGTCCTCAATACGGCGAATTTTGTAATAAACAAAGGTGTAGGCCGCATTCGGGCGTGGATACAAGAACACCTTGAACACGTTTGCCCGCTGCACATAGTACTGAGCAGGTCTGGCGCCAGTCTGCTTATCTGGGATGTTTAGGTATTCCTCACGACTAATCCGATCAATGGTGATATCCACCGACGGGCTTTGCGTGTTATCCCGAATAATTGCAGAAAGCACGTTAACGGTATCCGACGGAAGTGTAATTTCCGCCACCCCCGCCAATACATAGGAGTCTTCTTCAATTGTCCAAAGGTTCAGGCCGCGATTAGCCCAGTCCAGAAACAACAAGTTGAGCGACCGACGTCCTGTTGTCAGCTGATAACCAGAGGTCATCCGCATTCCACAACGCTCAAAGGCCTCCTCGATCAATTCGTCGATAGAGAGGTTAAAGTCGGTCGTTCCGGAAGTGGCCATTATTCTTTGTACAGATTATCAAAAGTTACGTTGGGATCCATGTAGCTATCATCCTGCTCTGCACAATGAATCCATTGGCTAGGCCTAAAATCAGGAGCACCTTCTCCGGTCTCCCAATACGCTGGACTCGTTACTCGAACACGGTTGTTAGGCAAGGCCACAATGTTTCCTGTCCACTTGCCGGCATCCGTTAGCATCAACACATGGCTTTGCTTGTGTTGAGCGGGGCAATCGGCCACTTCGCTCTCGGCATAGTCCACCGTAAACAAGTACCGCCCAGTATAAAACTCCCCCGCTATTTTACATAGCCAAGGGCTGGGGCCGGTGCGTGCAAACTTAACTACCGTATGGTGATGCGAAGGGCAATCCCAGGGCTGGGCAAGATGCGTCGGCATGCGTTCAGGCCACTCTTCTAATCGAATGTCCCCAACAAGTGCCGTAATTGGCATCCTGGCCCACATGGCGCCACCATGCACGTTTTCTGAGCCATCAGCATCGCTTTCACATCCTGTAAAAACGAGCTGAAAGCTCAGACAACGATCTGGCATGGCGTTAACTGCAATGGCCATGGCGTGCAAATACTCTCCATGATACTTTTGGTGCATGTGTGTAAATTCACGTCTCACCCAGCACTTAAAATAAGGGATATTACTTACAAGATAAGCCATTACCTATCGCGCTTACCGCCGCTTGCCATTCCTTTTTTCTTCATTGCTCCACCGGCTGCATAACCTTTGGTCATCATGCCGCCAGCCGCCATTCCTTTTTTCTTCATTGCTCCACCGGCTGCATAACCTTTGGTCATCATGCCGCCAGCCGCATAACCTTTGGTCATCATGCCGCCACCCATCATGCCCATAGCCATTTTTTTATGTTGATTAATTGCCTCGCCACCTTTTGCTGCCATTACTGGACCAGTTTTTTCGCTAGTTTTAGACAGCATTTTGTTTTTCGAGCCGCTTTCAACTGCGCCACCACCACGGGTAGCAATTCCCATTCCACGTCCAGCCATGATTATTTTCCTTTCATTGCGCGGCCTTTTGCATCCGCCGTTTTACGTTTTAAAGCACGACCTTCTTTATCAGCCATGCCACCTTTTTTCATTTTACCTACACCATCAGCAGCAAAAAATGGAACTTTTTTGCCACCCTTCATAACCATTTGTAACTTACCACCAGAAGTGGACCCTTTTTTCTTAGCTACCATATTTTTACCCCTTTAAAAATTAAAACTCATTATCTAAACATAGACGTTTTTTTAGCTATAGTTTTGGGTTGCTTAACAAATTGTTTTCCTGCTGCTTTACCTGTTCGTTTTGCTTTTGTTGTTGCTGCGTACTCAGCAGAAGACAAATTTTTGATGGCGGCTTCTGGAAGGTATCGTTCTCCTGTGGCTTTTGGACCTTGAGTAGAGGGTTTTCCACTTTTAGTTCTCCATTTTTGAGAAGTCCAGTCTTTCAAGCTTTGCTGAGACTTCGCCAATCCACCACCAGCCATCTTTTTGTTACGTCCAGCGCAATGTGCCCTCTCTGAAAAACCTTTTGGGTTATCACAGTCAACGGACTTTTTACGTTTGTCCGACCACTTCACTTATACCCACCGCCAGCTTTCTTGTACTGCATAGCCATCATCTGAGCTTTACGGGCGCTCCACTGACCCGGAGCACCACCCTTACCGCCAGCCTTAATACGCTCAAATATAGACTTTCGTAGTCCGGGCTTGGTGTAGTTTCCAGCCTCGTTTACACGAGACTCTCCCCCTTTTTTAAAAGATGCGGTTTTTGCAGCAGCAACAAAATCACTTTTTTTAGGAGCGCCTTTACTACCCACTTTACGCATCTTTTCACCAGACCCCGCAGCGATACGTCTTTTCTTTGCGGCGATGTTAGCGTAAAGGCCTGGTCTAGTAGCCATCATTTACCCCTTTTGAATAAGCCCATCAATTTTGCTTTCAAGGCGGTTAAACCTTGAATCAAGGTGTTCCACCAACTTGTTAATTTCTGCTTGAGTGACGTTATCACGGGCTACCTCCTCCCGAGTTTTGTTTAAAAGGATACTGAGCCTATTAATCTCTGAAGCCTTTTCGTGACCTATGTAGGCTAAGACGCCTAAAAGCGTGGTCAACACCATGTTCCAAAGCATCATTTCCATTAACATTTCCACCTTCTACGTGCTTGACGAATACGACTATTTGGATCTGCAGCAGCCTTGGGAAACTGCTTCATCTGGCCCAAAGACCTTGCGCAATATGATTTCCT